CCGGTACTCCAGTGGAAATTCCCGAGGTCATGCGTAGTGTTGAATACCCAGTGCGTATGCCGAGGCTCTGGGCTGAAACAGATACAAAAGTGTCCCACCTGTGGCTTAAAAGGGGAAGGGATTGCCGTGGTTACCGAGCGTCGGGCAGTTTAGCACCTGTCACCACGGCCGTGATAGTGGGTCAGCGTAGTGACCTACGGAGCGCCGTCTCCTTCTCAGGCACCCTGGCCGGGCAAAGAACCACAATTATTTGTATCTTAGCATGGCCACAACCAACGATATCCGATTAGCTGGAACAGCAACACCCATGTTGTCCACATGGAGGAAGGCTTGGAATCGGTTACGACGGTGTTGGTACGACCTGCACATGGACAATTCATTGTTTCAGGTGTTGTGTTGTGTTGACACCACTGAGGTTGGCAACTATCGACAGGATTGCGGAATTAGGGAGGAAATTCGCAAAGAAATGCGGGTTACACACGGGTACAGTAAGCACCCCAGCTGTCTTGAGTCAGTGCTTCATGACATCTGTGATACTGGCTATTTTATTAGCCGGTGTCACGATGATGATGCGGACGGTGCTTTTGAACCCGAGTGTCCCAATCCTGCCACACGCAGTCGTGTTTTGCGTGTTGCCACCACTCAGCCAGCTAGGGTTATACCTAAATTTGCTGCTGCTGTGGTAGTACACTTACGAGCACGTCTTGGAGTGCTTGCGCGTACGGATGCTAATTTGTTGCTTATACAACGCAAGTACCTAGAAGTGTGTCGTGAACACGGAGTGCGTGATGTCGATGTTGCGTCACATTTGCAATTTGTGCTCAATGCATTTTTCACAGAGGACGTTTTTGAACGCGTTGCGAAGACCCGGTTGCGTGCACCTCGGTGGATGCGTGTGTTCGAAGAGAAGGAACGCACGTCCACACTTGAGGTTTGCTAGGGTCGTCCAATTCGTGTTGCTGGCCAATCCACTTGTGTCGACCCTGCATTATCCGTGCTGCGTCGGCAGAAGTGCCGTGGCGAGTTGTCTGTGATTCGCAATGGACAGACTGCAAAGACACGCCAATTTATGATTACTACCGGTCTCGGTCCGGATCATAATCTTGGTGTGTATAATAATGATGTCAACACCATCGAACGCGCCTTTACCGAGAGATATTTCTTGTGTAGAGATGGGGAAGGCTTTAGGCCCGCGTTTGAGGTGTCGATTCAAGCTTATCGAACTGCTGAGTTGGTTGAGTTTAGGCGGCTAGTGATGTCATACATGCCACATTTGCCCGTGTTATCGTTGGATGAAGTTGTCCAAGCATATCGCGGTCCGAAGCGTAGGCTGTATGAACAGGCACGCAACTCTCTTTATGAGAGAGGGTTGTCGCGGATGGATTCCCGGCTAAAGTCGTTCGTAAAGTTTGAGAAACAAGATGTGTCAAAACCACCACGGGTTATTAACCCTAGATCACCCAGATACAACCTACATCTTGGCAGATACTTAAAACATGCTGAGCATCGGTTTTTCAGAGCGATTAATAAAGCATGGGGTGGGCGTACACGTGCTACTGTCATTAAAGGATATAATGCCGACGTCGCTGCTAAAATCCTATTCGACAAGTGGTCGCTTTTTAAGCAACCCGTTGGTATAGGATTAGATGCTACGAAGTTTGACATGCACGTAAGTACAGAAGCCCTTGCGTACGAACACTCCTTCTATAAATTGTTGTTTCCCGGGAATGATGAGTTGGAGCAGCTGCTCATGTGGCAACTGCAGAATGAAGGGACAGCGTATGCGGCTGATGGCAAGGTAAAATTCAAAATGGACGGCACGCGGTCGTCCGGCGATTTGAACACTTCCCTCGGCAATTGTATTATTATGTGTGCTCTCGTGTGGGCGTTCGTCCGTCAGTACAATATAACAGCAGAGCTTGCCAATAATGGTGACGACTGTGTGTTGATAGTTGAACGTGAACACGTTGACATGTTGCTGGGCAGTGTTCCTGCATGGTTTCGCAAGCGCGGATTCGCCATGACGGTCGAGCCTCCAGTGCGTGAGTTTGAAAAACTCGAGTTCTGCCAAACCCATCCAGTTGAGTTGTCGACTGGGTGGCGTATGGTGCGTAATTTGCGCGCCGTACTGATGAAGGATCCTATGTGTCTACTACCCATACCCAACGAGAAAGCCATGAAACGATGGTGGGGCGCTGTTGGTCAGTGTGGTAGGATCTTGTGTAGTGGTGTCCCTGTTCATGAGTCCTTTTACTCATTGATGGACAGGTATGGTGAGGCGACTGAGGGTGTTATACAAGCCGTGTTTCACAATCAGTCCACACTTTACCATATGAGAGGTGTGTCAACTGCCATCGTGTCTGCCAAGGCACGAGTGTCGTATTATTACGCGTTCGGTGTCCTACCGGATGAGCAGGTTGAGATGGAGCGCTACTACAATAGTGGCGTTCTTGAGTGGGTTGATTCGACTCCACTCCCTCTTGATGTTGTGCGGACAGTGCCCGGGCTGTCTTTAATACAATAGTCCATTGTATGAGTCGTGAGTTCCAACAATATGGTAAAATCACAGAAAAAGAAGGTCATCAAGGTGCGGCTACAGGCTGCACCACAAAATCAGAAAAATACAACGAAGAAGCAAAGCGCGCAGCAAGAGATAACTGCGATTGGGCGGATGCTACGATCTGTGGGAGGCATCGGTGGTGGAGCGTTAGGTTCTTACCTAGGCGCCCCTCCAGCACTCGGTACAACGGTTGGCACGGGCTTGGGTGCTTTGATCAGTAAATGGCTTGGCCAGGGTGATTACGCCGTTTCTGGCAATTCACTAGTTAAACAAACCTCCAGTGGCACCATACCAGCGATGCATTCGAGTAACCAGACCATTACCGTTCGTCACAAGGAGTTCCTTACTACAGTGACTGGTTCTCAGGCTTTCAATGTTGGTAGGTTTTTCCTCCTACAGCCTGGTGATAGCAACACCTTTCCGTGGTTGAGCGGGCTGGCTCATAGGTTCCAACAGTATAGAATCAAAGGCATGGTGTTCCATTACATCCCTAGCAGTGGTATTGCAGTTAGTGGCACAAACCCAGCATTGGGTACTGTGATGATTCAAACGACTTACCGTGCCAATGATGCGCCACCCGCCAGCAAAGCGGAGATGATGAATGAGTATTGGGCTAGTGAGGCTGCACCATCGGAGGCATTTTGTCACCCAATTGAATGCTCACCTCGTGAAAACCCATTTATGACCCATTACATCCGGACTGTACCTGTTCCTAGTGGTGAAACGCCGATGATGTACGATCTCGGCAAAACGTTTATTGCCACACAGGGAATGCCAGCCGATGGCAATGTTGTAGGTGATTTGTGGGTTACATATGAGATTGAGCTTTCAAAGCCCAACATCACTTCTAGTGTCTCCACTGATGTCATTTCCACGACACTGTATGGGTCGTCTGATGCAACCCATCCGTTGGGCACTGCCGCATTGTATAACAACGGTGTGATCACATGCTCAGCGGTGAACAATACGCTCACCTTCCCAGTCGGGTTGATTGGTGAATTCGTTGTCACTGTGATGTATCAGGGTTCGGCCACTGCATATTCTGCGGGTGCAATCTCATTCACCAACTGTGTTGCCACAGGCCTTGGTGGCATGGGCACCACTGATCACTCCACAGCACTCACTGCAGGTGCTGGTGTGTTGAACAAGATGTTCACCACTTTTGGAGTTTTGTTGACTGACCCATCCGCCGTTGCAACCGTCACCGTTGCAAATCCCACAATCACTGGCACCACCAATTATACAGTAGTTTATATCACTCGCTATGCTTAATCGTATTCTGTTTGTAGAACATATAAATAACAATGCAGCACCAATTAAACCACGCCAGGCGAATCCTGTGACTGCGCTCCGTCACGGGTGTGGACATCGCTTGCTATGGGGAGCGGTTGCCATGTTGCATTGCATAAACAAGTTGCGTGTTATATGTAGATGTTGACACATCGCCAACCTGGTCCAGCAGGTTAGGTTGCACGAATGTGCATTTAAATCTGGAACGAGCTCGAAATCCTTTACGGTGGGGGAGCGGGACCATAAACAACTAGAAATTGCACCC